TGACCGGCGCGCTCTTGTCCCCAAAAGGGGGATGCAGTTTTTTAAGCCTGAACATCCGGCCTCCTTACAGCGTTATGCCGGACAATCGCGACGCTTTGATGTCGTTGGCCAGCACCAGCGTGACGTCCTCCAGTATGTCGAACTCGCTGCCCTGCGAGGATTTCTGGGCGAGCCGCAACATCTTGAGGGGAGTCAGCTCGCCTATCCAGACCCCGTTGGTGTCCAGGATGAAGATGTCGCTGCAGTTGCTGGCGGTGCCCTGCGTCTGCGCGTCGGATATCCAGATGGAGCGGAAGATGGGGATGCCGTTGTAGCTCTGTACGCGGAATCCGCCCTTAACCTCCAGCGTGTCGGTGAACCGCTGCTGCGCCTGCAGCAGGCTGTTGAGCTTGCGGTTGGTTTTCTTCGACATGAGGATCATGTTCGGGTTGCCGCGATTGAGGTCGATGGCCTGATCCAGCAGGTCAAGGCTTAACGGCGCGCCGTTCGCGCCCGCGACCGCAACCTGTCCGCTTGGGATGAGCTTGCGCAGACCGTTGAACTGTTTTGGATTGGTCGCCGCGTCACCGTTCACGAGCGCGTTCTCTTCCGTGTCGCGCACGTTCTGCAGCGCGTTTTCCACTTCCTCGGCTTCGACGTCCAGAAGGCTTTTGCCCACCGCCTGCAGTTTTCTCGTCACCTTCCTGCGTTCAAGGATGGTGGCGTAGGGGAAAGACTTCGGAACGTACGTTCCCTGGGTCTCGCCGGGCTCCTCGGTGTCGTTCACGAAACTGGAACCAGCGCCGCGCGACGTTCGCTGGTTCAATACCCAGGCCGAACCTGAGCCCGGTTTCCTGGGCAGGTTCATGCGCAGGGGGTTGTTCACCTCTATGAGCTCCTGCAGGACCTGGTCCACTATTGGCTGCTGTAGCGTGCCGCCCGCGCCGGCCATGTCCAGCGCTTTCTTTAGTTGTTCCAAATCGTTCATTATGAGTTCCTCCTATTTGTTTTCCCGGACGGCCAATACCGCCCTGAGTTTTTTCTCTGGGGGAAGGCTGTCGAATTGCTTTCTGAGCTCGTCGGCTTCGCTGTCCGGCTGTATGATGCCTTTACGAACGGCCGGGACGGTTTTAAGCGCGGTTTCGAGCTGCTTGGCCACTTCTCCGGCTATCAGTTTGGCCAGGTCGGCCATGCTGATCGCTTTTGCGGCAACCGGCTCGCCCCCTGTTTTTTGGATCTCCGCAGGTTTGCGCTCCTGCGTCTGTGCGACTTGGTCGGCTGGTTTTGGTTTCTCAACCGGCGCGGCTCCGTCCGCTTTCGCGGGCGCGGCTTCCGGCTTCGGCTGTTCCGGCTCCTGCGGCGCAGGTGTCCCGCCCTGAGAGGGAAGTTCCTCTATGATTACTTCGTCTGGCATGTTGGTGCCTCCTTGATTTTCTTCGTTTTCGTCAAGCGCTTTCGCTATGTACCAGCCGATGGCCTTGGCCTCCGGATTAGCCGGGACCGACACGAGCGATACTTCAACCAGGCTCATGCGCTGTATCACGTTCACTACGCGGTCGTACTCGGGCATGAATTTGCGTTCGCGCTCAAGCACCTGGCCGCGTATGGAAAACTTGTTCAGCACGCCTTCCTTTATTTTCTGGATGATGTCCGGCTCCGTTTTGGAGATGAGCGCGTCTATCAAGAGACCGTGCTTGTCGAATTCGGCTTTGGTCACTTTGCCGATCGGCAGCTTGACGTCGTGGTTTAAAAGGACGGTTGAGTTCTTTAGCAGGTCGAGCGAGGATTCCTTGAGCGCGTCCTCCGTAATGACGTCGCCTTGCAGGTCGAAATCGGTGGTTGCAGCGTAACCGACGATGTGGAATTCCCCGGCTTCCTCCGAATATTTCAGTATCTGCAACGGGAACGCGAATCCTACTTTCCCTAATTGCATCGTTTCAGTTTCCATAATTGTCCAAAACAAAAAAGCGCTGCCGGTCCCATAGCGTGGGACCAACAGCGCTTCGACTTGTTCGACAGCGCTAAATGATTATTCTTCCTTCAAACTGCGCATGCCTTTCACAAAAACGGTCTCATGTTTCCTGACGCATGTGAGCCTGCCGTCTTGGTAAGTAACTTCCAACGTGCCGTAGAAACGCTCGCGCCTGAGCTTCATTAAAAGCTCGTCTAATCTGGCTTCCAGTGTTTCCGGCATTTGCGTTCCTGTCATATCTAAATTCTAATGTATCGATTACTCGTTGTCCATAAACTGTTTAAATTGTTTATGCGGCGCGACAAGCCTCTTGAAACCGATAAAACATGCTTAACGAGACAGCCGTTCGCGCGGCTATGGATTGGTTTTCTCGAAATAAATATCCCCAGGCTTCAGGTGAAAATTTGAGACCAATAGTTCATATTTCTTCCTTGCTCCCATCTGATGCATTCCGGTCCAGAGCGTCTTCACGCGGTAAGTTTTGAAATCCCGGAACAATCCCAGCTTTTCCAACTCATAGCTTAAGAGAAACTTGCCCTTTATGCTTTTGAGTGTCGGCAGAATGTCCTCCTCTTTGAAGAATTTCGCGCCGTGCTTCCCGCTTTCTTTTGGCCAATGCAGCGGATAAGGTGGGTCCAGGTAGAAGAACGTGTCTTTGGCGTCGTATTCTTTGATAACTTCCTTCCAGTCCCAAGAGTGTATCCTGGCGTTCTTAAGCCGTTCCTGTATTTCAGGCAGGCGGTCGACCAGTTGTATTCGCTTGCCCTCTCCGCTCGATCCATGATGTCTGACGCCCTCCATCACGTCAGTCCGGCCCCAGTAGGTGGCTTTGTTCAAATATGCGGCACGGTAAAACCGTGCCTTTGCCGTTTCAGGTACGGACTCAAACACTTTTTTCGCCCGCGTTTTCGATATAATCCAGTCTTGTTTTTTAAGCCATGCCAGATCGTCCGGCGTCATGTTCTTAATGAAGCGGTAAGCGAATATAAGGTCATCGTTGATGTCGTTGATCACCTCCGTGTCCGATCGCCTTTTGTGGAAAAATACCTGCGCGCCGCCGCAGAATCCCTCTACGAATGTCTTATGCTCCGGGATGAACGATATTATCTTTTTGTATAGCCGATATTTGCCGCCTGGGCTTTTGAAAGCGGCCCGTATTTTTTCCAGCGGCTCAGCCAAATGGGGTAAAAATTCCGGCATTTGGTTTACAGATTCCGGCTCCGGCAATCCGTCCTTTTCTATATATAGATGCAATGGTTTCAGTGGGAAATTGGACGCCATAAGTTCTGTGACCCACTCCTGATTGCCTCCCGGACCTTTCATCTGGTTGCGGCGTTTGACGATATAAACGTTGTAGCCTTTGAATACCTTCGCGTGCTCGGAAGGATAGGAGATTATCCATTTGGCTTTCAGCTTCTTGACGGCTTTCAGGAAATCCTCTTCCTTGAAGCCGAAATCGAAGAGGTTGAATTTGTCGGGATAAGGCGGGTCCATGTAGAAAAACGTATCCGGGCCGTCATAGTCTTTCAGCACCTGCAGGTAATCCTTGTTGCTGACTGCTACGTTGCGCAGACGGGCTTGGGCGCGTTCTATCGTTTTCTCGAAGTCTATCTTAACGCCCTCATTGGCGGGGTTGAATGAGCCGCCGCGCATCTTGCCGTAGGACGAGCGCGTGAGATAAAATGCCTTGTAAAACCGGTCGCGGTCGGTTTCGGGTTTCATGGCTTTAAGCCGCTCATGCGTTCCACGCAGTATCGTCCATTCGCGTTTGGCCAGCGCCTTGCGATCTTCCGGGGCATGGTCGCGTATGAATTTGTGCATGAACGCTATCTCGGCATCGCGGTCGTTCAGAACTTCCTGCGGCGACGGGTCCTTGGCGTATAAGACGGCTGCTCCGCCAGCGAACGGTTCGACATAGGTGCGGTGGTGGGGGATATAAGACGCTATCTTGTGAGCGAGGAACCGCTTGCCGCCATAAGAACCGAATGCCTGTCGCACGCCTTTGTTGATATCCTCCGGCATTCCCGCGTCTGCTACGGATTTCCGTTTCGGGAAACCAATGACCGCCTGCACGCCCTCTGTAATGCGGATAGTCCTGAACGGCTCGCCGCTGCCGAAGCCGTCCGGCTCGAAATCGTCAGGCTGGACCTGCCTGAAGCGGAATGAATTGTCCGTTTCGTCGATTTTATCGGCCCTAAAGCCATGGTTGGCAACCCAATCCTTAGCTGCGGCTGCGTCGGGAAAAACTTTCTTGTCCAAGATGAGCGTTTGGATAATAGTGCTGTGCCGCTCCTCCTCGGCCGCTTTGGCCGGCTCCGGACTTGCCGGCGGCGTGTTATCGGTTAGATTTGTTTTTAAGGTTTCCATCGTGATTTCTCCTCCAGAACGGTGACCCAAGTGCAACGGCAGTTGGGATGCGCGGGCAGCGTATCCACCGCCTCGTCTAACGCCATTATTTTGCCGAGCTTCTGGCCCGGCGCCGCTTCCGCCAGATCCGCGCATTCCTTGCACGCGTCCGATGCCAGCAGCCACTGGACTTTTTCAACTCCCGCCTGCTTGAGCGCGTCCAGATTACCCGCGTTATATGCGCGGTTGGCTTCCGTGCGGGCGATGACCTCTGCCAAAATATCCTTGCCTATTACCCGGACGCTCGCGGACCGGATAACATTGCCGCTCGAATCCAACACGGGCTTGATCGTGATGGTTTGGCTGCCAACCCATGCGTCGATGCGCCGCATGAGTTGCGGGATCGTTTCGTTTGCCCTGATTCCGGCTGTCAATTCTTCGCGCAGCCGCTCCGCCATGCCGCGTGCCAAGCCGTCGGCCAGCGATGAGGATTTGGCTTGTATATCTTCCCGGCCGCTCTGGCTTAATTCCTGAATATGCTCAAGCCCGGCCCGTTGCGCTGCCAGTTCTAGCCCTTTACTCGCGGCATCGAGCGAGAACTTTTCGATAGTCCGAGCTATTCCGTCTTTGTCCACCAACTGAAGCAGCACTTGCAGATCGTTTCCCTGCCTGATGCCCGGCAGTTTCGCCTTTACTGCTTCGCCTATCCGGTGGAACAGCCCCTTAATCGCTTCCACGAATCTGTTCTCAAGCGATATTATGGCGCGCGTTGCGTTCGCTATTGTTTTGCGCGGGTCGAGCGATTTCTGCATCTCCGGCATCCGGGGTGCCACTATTCTGCGGACCTCTTCCGGTGTGAAGACATTATTCTGCAGGTAAGTGCTGAAAATCTCAGCCTGGTCCTTTTCGTCTATCGCACGCTTGTTGAATTGGAACGACCAGTCCGTTATGCCGAATCCCTGACGTATGATGTGCTTTGTCAGTTTTTCCGCCAGCCGCATCTGGAAGGGGGAGATAGTCTCGTCATAAAAGGTCGCTGTCTGGTGCTCGCCGGTTCCCGCGCCGATATTGCCCGTCTC